TGGTTTTTCTTTTGTTTTTGCCATGATATAATATAATATAATTGTTAAATAAAGGTTCTGGGCGCCGAAGCGCCCGTTACCTTTAAAATAATCTTACTTAGTAAACAATACAAAGTTGTTAGCACCTTGTACACAAAGACATCTTTCAGATAGGAAGTTTACTTCCATCGCGTCAAGATCACTTGTGAAAGCACCACCAACAGATCCAGTCAACCAAGACTTCATACGACGATCGTCAGTTTGTGACGCTCTGTATCGTACGTGTAAGAATGGACGACGGATGTTAGTACCAAGAATTTGATCGTATACAGTTGATGTACCTGCAGGAATTAATACTCCATCGATAGCGCTAACGCCATAGCTTGGAGGAATTAATCCGTCTTCGATAGCACCTCTTGTAGAAGCATCGTTTAGATATTTCCAGTCAGTTTTATAGAAGTCATAAGAACCTCTGCGGAAACCGCTGAATCCTAAATTCAATGCCATATCTTCTGAATTTTCGAAGATACCAAAAGAAGTACCACCAGAGTAAGCAGCATTTACTGCAGCTAGCATATCATCAAAACCTAGAGAAGTTTCGCGATTCAAGAAAAGCATGTTTTCTTCAATAGCTCCTTGTGTATCTAAGTTTCTTAGAATGTTATCAAACTCAGTTAGTTGCGCAGCAGCAGCATTAAAGCCAGACTCTACGTTACCACGAGATTGAATAGCAGCAAATAAACCTTCTGTACCTTTGAAACCAGCTGCAAACGCAGAACCAGCACCTAGACTAGTGTCAGCTTTTTCACCTTCTACTACCGCCATTTCTAGATAATCTTCGAAACGTAGGCGAGTTTCAGACTCAGCTTTTAGATACCATAGATATCCAGATGTTCCGTCTTCTGTAGCAACTTCAACCCAACCGATCTGAGCAGTGTCAGAACCAGAAACTACATATTTGTTTCGGATAATGATTGGTGAGTTAGAAAACTGAGTAAACGAAGGATCTACACTTACATAACCATCAGCAACAGTAGCTGAAGTGTTGTTTGGTGTAGATGAACCTTTTGAATATTCAGATCCATAAACAAAAATCTTAACACCTGTAGTAGCAAGAGCTGCAGTAGTTGTAGCGTCATAAGGAGCTACAGTTAAAGCACCAGTTGTTAGGTTTGAAGCAGTTACAACACCTGTTAGCTCGTTACCAGCTCCGTCCAAAGCAACGATAGTTGAGTTTGGAGAAACTACGTTTTTAACGTCAGCTGCAACAGGAATAGTAATTGTGTTAACCTGGTCGTTTGCACAGTCTTCATAAGCAATATGCAAACGATTTTGCTCAGACCAAATGACTTGATCAGAAGTCATCGGCATCTCAGCACCTACCATACGCAAGAATCCAGAAAGCGTACGATTTCCGTATCGCTCTACTTCTTGCTCATAAATCTCAGGTAGATACTGCTGTGCAAATGTATCAGAATCGCCAGGGTTAGAACCTCCATTAAAAGACAGAAAGTTCGTGTCTAGCAATTGTTGTTGTTGAGATGGGACAATACTCCCAAATAAAGGACTTATAGCCATGATTAATTAATTTAGTTTTTTAATGTTACTTTTTTAATTTTAAGTTTTGAAGAATCAACACCGCTAATAGCTTTAACCTTTAATCCATTTACAAATACTTCACCTTGTGCTGTCTGTCTTGGTTCTGTCGAAATGTTTTTCGACTTAGCCATAACCTCTTTAACAGCGTCAGCTTTTCCTTGCTCATAAAAATGTTGAGCTAAAGTATCAGCATTACGAGCCGCATACAAAGCTTTGTGGTAACCTTTAGCATCAGATATTTCTCCTTTATCGTTTAAGAACGTCTTAACGAAGTCAGCAATATCCGTTTGTGCTTTAGCTACAGATTCAGGGTTTTTAACACCGTATCTAAACTTTTTGTCCCCAACTGAGAAATCAAAACCTTTGAAATCATTAGAAAAAAGTTGACTAGTAGTGTTACTAAAATGCTCCTGTCTTTGTTTTACAGCTTGTTGTTCTTCATTGTATCGATTGAAAAAATCCATGGCTTTTTGTTGCTCTTGGGTTACGCCCGGTCTCAACTTGATCTCGTCGTAGTATTTACCTTTTAAGTCTTCCAAAAAGCTTTTAGCTTTTCCAACTTCTTCTTTAAACGCAATTTTCTTTTTGCGTATTTCTTTTTCGTCGTCTAACTCTTCATCATAAGTAAAGTCTTCTAATAAAAGACTTACATCTTCATAATCAAGATGCGGTCGTGTTTGTTTATAATATTCTCTTACCAATGTAGCATTATCTACATTAGTGTAGTCTGCATTAAGTCGCACGTAATCAGCGACTGTACCACCAGTCTCTTCCATAAACGAAACTAGCTTTTCAATATTTTCAGGTAACTGTTTTGTTGGTTCTGCTTGATGTACAGGTTCTTTAGAAACTTCAACTGGTTCGTTAACTTCAGTTTCCTCAACTAATGTTAAAGGTGTTTCTACTTCCTCTTCGGTTTCCCGTACTTCTTCAACCACTTCTTGGCTGTCGCTACTGTCTTCGGATCCTTCGACAGTAACATCGCTACCATCTGTCTCTTGTGTTTGAACGGCATCTTCTTCTTTTATTTCAACTTTAGTTACTTCGGGAACTACTTCACCTTGAGCTTCTACAGCTGTACTAGGTATTTCAACTTTAGTTACCTTGTCTATTTTACCTAAATTTTTAGGTTTAGAAGGTTTTTTAACTTTAAATTCACCTTCTTGTTTTACTTCTTCTGACATAATATAATATAATTAAATAATTAAAAGTTTTTTTTAACGAGGTTCAAACTGTTCAAGTCCAAATCCTCCAAGCGCGTCGTTACCTGCTGACTCAAAGTCTTTTGGTAGTTCGTCATTTTGGCGCTGTGATATCATTTGAGATTGTTGCGTACCTATAATTCTAGCACGTTTATCTTTACGATCTTCTATTTCTTTTTCACGAGTAGCCTCAGCGTTAACTTTAGCTTGTGCTAACTGTAAGTTATAACCAAACTCTTGCTCCATTAACATTTGTTTTATTTGAGCTTCACGTTCTAGCTTTTCTATTTCAAACTGAGATTTACCTCGTTCTAACTGCAACTTGCTTTCTGTTAATGCTTGTTGTTTTTGAACTTCGTTTAAAGCAGCTTGTTCTGCTTGTTGAGCATTAGCTTGAGCTTGAGCTTGTATATTTGCAAGTTGTGCAGCTTTTTGCTCTTCAGCTCTTTCAGCTTGTTTTTGTTTTAAATATTGATTAGCTAATTTAATATTTTTAATTTGCCTAATATCAATAGCATCTTCTAATCCTATCTGTCCACCTTGTAATGCAACTTGTATATTTTGCTCTAATCTTTGTTGTTCTTCTTCGTCTGGTTCTAATTCTAAAAATATACCAAACTCATGCATGTTTAATTTTTCTATTTCTTGTAGCGAACCAACGTTATATTGATTTATACAACTTATTAAAGCATTTTTAGTAAGCGGAAAGCTTAGCATATCTGCTGCGCGTAAACTTATATTTTCTGCAGATCTAATAGTTAAATACATAAGAGACTTTAGTATATGTTTTGTAGCTGTGTTTGATGCAGCTGCAGCTAGCTTTTGTAAACCTACTAAAGCATTTTTATCTGGTTGACTACCATCTCTAGCTTCATTTAATCCTGTCACATCACGTATCATTTGTAAATAATATTGATACGTTTGTACTAGTGCACCTATTTTAGCTTGACCATTTGAAGTCTGTAATTCTTGAATAGGTACTTTTCCTGGATTTAAATCACCTTCTATTGTTTTAGACCTACCAACAATGCTACCAGTTTGGAAATACATGTTTAAAGCTTCTTGCGGATTGTAATTAGTGCCATTGCCTAAATCAACCTCTGCTAAACCATCAACATCTACAAACACCCCGTCTGGTACCATACGAGCAAGTACTTGTTGTATTTTTAAATGAGTAAGTTGTATCATGTCAGCAAAACCAATACACTTACTTACAACACTTTCTATTCTACCTTTATACATACGAGGAGCAGATATAGCGTAGTTCATTTGAACTTTTGTTTGATCGCTGTAAGGTCTTGTCATGTTTTCAGCAAGTTGCCATTTAAGCATTTTTTCTTGCCCAAGTATTTTAGCTCCGCTGTATAAAACTTCTATAGCTCTATGTACTCTTTCAAAGTTTTCATTTTCAGGTGGATTAAAATCACCTGGTTTTTCTAACGCTTTTTCTAAACCTTGATCTGTTTGTTTAATTTTAAATACTTGATTATTATATGTTTTGTATTCAAAATATAAAACTTGTACGTTGTTATAGTTGTCATCTTGACCCCAATAGTTTCTAGTGTAATTAGAGTCACCTGGATATTTTTGTATTTCTTCTAACTCAGCATCAGTTAAATATGGAAACTGCTTTTTAACCTCTTCTAAACTTACGCTTTTTACTTCACCTACGTAATAAACATCTTCAAAGTTAGGATCTTCTGTGTATGAATAAACTAAATTAGCAGGATCTACGTAGTCAACAGTGATACCGTTTGCTAAATTAAAATCTGTTTTAACACAGCTTATACCTAATACAACTAAATCGTAAGCTAATCTTTTCTTTATCTCGTCGTATTTGTTATAGCTAAATACACTTTCAATTAATTCTTCTTCAGCTATTTCAACAGACTGCTTATAACTCAATTGCATGTACAGCTCTAGTTCTTTTTCGTCTTTAGGTAAAGCTTCTGGGTTTACACTAGAGTAAAAGTTTTGACCTGTTAATTGATTTAATTGTTCAATTTGATTTCTACTTTCCATATCTTGTATGGCATCAAAAACATATTGAGTTCTTTGTTTTATAGCAAATGGATCACTAGCAAATGATTTTATTTCATAACCTTTATCAGTCATACCGTTAACTACAATATCTACAAACTTAGATAATACAGCTACTGGTTTCCAGTCTAAATTTAAATAAGACAAATCACCATTGATTGATAGTTCATCTTTATACTTAGCTACAGACTGTTCGCCTCTAGCATATAATCTTAATCTATGAAAATCTTGCCAGTTGTTTCCAAAACGACCACCAGCACCTAAGCCACGATCACCTCTGAACCATTCGTTTTCAATAGCTCTACCTACTTGGAATCCGTAATCCAAAGTATTCTTTTCTGCATCTGGTACCACCTGACTCGGAAAGGAACTATTCACATTAGTATAAACCATTTATTGTATTATTTTTGAAATGTAACCTGTGTTATCATATTTTTTAAACGATATGTTAACTGGATCTCGTTGTTGTATGTTTACTGGTGTATATTTATTTTTATTACAAGCCATTATAGCTAAACCAGAACTAATGGTTGCATCAAACTTTGTTCTGTTGTTTATGTTAAATTTAGCCCAGTCTTCTAATGTTCTTTGAAAATACATATCACCATATCCATTTTCATTCAAACCCACGTAATTCTCTATATATGATTCTATAGCAGCAGCATGAGCTTGCTTAATATCTTCACTTGAATTAGGTATGCCACCTATTTCTCTTTCTGCAACAGACAACTTGTTATATATTTTATCGGGTCTGTTCATTGAAAATTTTCTATAACCTCTACGTTTTAAATAATATAATAGTCGAGGTTTGTTATTCTCTGCAAGTATAGGCATGCCGTAAAAATGCAATGCCATTAAAACGTCTTCAAAGAATATTTCAGCTGTTGGAGGTCTTGATATATATTCCAAAAAGAACATATTAAAAGGAGCTTGCTCCATGCTGAATTTAGTTAAACCGTGTAAAGATCCTTTAGACCCTCTATTGTCTACAGTACCAGATATATCGTAACTGTCACAACCAAAAGCTCCTACGTGATCATTGCCTGGAAACTTCACTCCATTTTTTATTATCACACGATTTTGTAGATTTATAGGTGGAATCCATGAAACTAAAAATCTACCGTTGTTATCAGGTACAAAATTTACAGTTGTATCTTTAATACCACCAGTCCACTGGAAATTACCCTGTGTTACTGATGTTTTGTTTTTCATATCTTCATTGTGATCTATTTGCTCGTAAATTTTAGTTAGATTAAATAAAGATAATTTTGCTTCATCTCTAAACGCGTGTTTCTCTGTTCTTGGAAACTGACGATAATATTCATTTAAACTATCCTGATCATCTCTAAGACCATCAACTTCGTTTTCCCAATGTTCTATAACACCAGTTGTAATTAAATCACCCTGCGTGTCTTTAACCGCGTCTTTTGGTGAGTCGAATACAGGTACGCCATAAGAATCGATGAATCCTTCGTAGTTCCATTCCATAGGTATGAACAAACTATATAATCCCGAGCTAGTCTGTCCATTGCGGTTTCTTTGTGTGACGTCTGACGCATAGTATAATTTTTTAAAGTTATCACCTCCTTTGTCTAATGAGTTGCTTGTTGAACCCATCATACACTTACCAACAACTTTGCTACCTAATCTTAATGTTGTTTTTGTAACTCGCCAGTTATTTAAAATGTTATCCGGACGCTCCCACTTACCTGATTCGTCGTGGGCGAGAAGTTTGAGTTTCTCACCGTCATACGAGTTGTCACCTGTGTTCTTCCAGTCGATCGTCGTGTCGAGACCGTCGAGTTCCTCTGGCGTCTCGCCTTGGTCGAGTTTACGCCTTGTGAGTTTTGACGCTGGTACCCTGTAGGCGAGCTCCGTCTTTGGTCGGTCCATACCATCTTGTATGGGTTTGAAAAAGAACGGATAGTTGACTGATATGGGTACAACTTTGTCGGTAAACATTTTTTTAGCGTCAGCCCCTGATTTTGATAATATCCCAAAGCGTGAGTCGGAAGATATTGTTGCTTGATGCACAAGTTCTGATGACGCCATGAATGAAAAACCAGAGCGTCGGTTTTTGAGGTAGCACATACCATAACATCGCTGGTCGGCTTTACATGCTTCCCAGAATATAAAGAAAAGCCTATTTGACTCTCTGTAATCTGCGGCACCAACATCAATTTTGCTCCACTGCAAGAACATATAGTGAGAACCAGTAATGTAAGTAGCCACGCCTCTATTATAGAACCAATATCCTTCTTCACGTCTTTTAAACTCTTCGTCGATATAATCGTACCATTCTTCTTTAAAATTAACCGGGTATCTTTCCCAGTCAAATACACTTTTAATTTTAGCTAATGGTTTAGGGTATTCTGACTTAGCCCAGCGTTGATCTTCTATTTTATCAGACGTAGCGTAAACATTATCAGGTATAGCTGGTAAAGCTATTTTGAGGTTTTGTATTTCAATTACATCACCTATTGTACCGTCTTTACTTATAACAACAACGTCATTTTCAACGTCATAGCCATACTCCCATTTTTTATACCTATTATTTCTTTTTAAAACTTTAGGCTTAATGTGGTCTTGTATTACTTTTACTAAAGACTGTTCGTACATTATCTTGATCTGCCCTCGGCAAAACCTTTAAAACTTTTTTCTTTAGTGTTTTGAGGTTTATCTTCGAGCATTGTTTTTTCTTCTTCTATTCTAGCCAATATTTCAAACGCATCGAATATAGCAAGCTTTTTAGTTGCAGCTGCGTTTTTAAGTCTGTCTGCAGAAACATCATCTTCAGTATTAGTGATAATTTTTTCTTCAGCAACTTTAATAAGTTCCTCAACTGCTTTTCGCCCAGCTTGGATTATATTCTTCCTCGTCTCCTTTGAACTCATACTTAACTAAAATATCATTTGATTGCATACAATATAGTCTTTGTTTATCTATAATAAACTCAAACTCTCTATTTGATTTAAAACCAACTAAATCACCTTCGTATATACCAAGTGACTCTAAGGTTTTATTACCTATTTTTACTATACCTTTGTTCTTTTGCTCTGGCTCTTGAGACCAAGCGTCGTTATTTTTTATCGGTATAATAAAACAATGATCACGAACTGGTAACCATTTTACCATACGCTTGTAAAGATATATTTGATCGTATTGACATAAGTACTTATTATCGTCAAATGTTTTACTACTATCAACTTCTTTACCTTGATGGTTATAATATCTTCTAAATACATTATGGTGTATAATTACCTTATCACCTTCTTGTATTGGCGTTTCAAAAGCAGTTGGTACAGTAAGTACCGTTGCTGTTCTGTTTATAAGCTTAAAGTTTTCTATGCTAGAATTAACTATAAGTTTATCGCCGTTTATATCAACTTCATTGTTATACCTTTTTCCGTCTGGTATAACTATAAAATCAAAAACGCTTTTCATTAATATTCTAAATCATATTCAACGGATATAGCCATGTTAGAATTAAATTTCTTCCATGGCAATACCTCATTGTTTTTCTTTATGAATATGTTATAAGAAGCGTCTTTGTCTTCAAACAGAATATGTGATATCTCATGCCCACCGTAAACCTGTTGGCCTAACGCGTAGTGCATAGCATCATTCTTATAATCAGAACCAATACTGATTTTTCTTATAACAGTACTCATTAGTCCTCTGATTTAACAACACTTAACTCACCGTCATCTTCTTTTTCGATTTCAGTGTAAGTGCCTGTCTCTAGATCAATGTTAATAGATCCATACTTTTCTTCTAGCTGCTTTTTAGTATCTTCAATACTTTCATTGATACCAGCAATTTTATGAAGCAATGCGTGTTTGTTTGCCTCTAATTGACCTATTTGATTTACTACTTGACCTAACTCTGTTTGTTGATCTTTAATTTGTTTAAGCTCTTCAGCTGTAATTGATTTTGACATTTAATTTAATTTTATTCTTGTTTACTTTTTTTTGTTTTCTCCCAAGTACGACCTACAAAATAAGCGCCGTATACTGTTATTAATAATGACTGAAATATTGGGATATATTCTTCAGACACTTTAAACCCACCAATGTTACCATCAAAAAATGCTAATGCCGTAAATATAACAGTAAGATATATTAACACTAGCGGGCGGATATTCTTTGATAAAAATGAATCTGATTGCATATCAAGTTTCCAGCGCTCGCTTATTTGAGTTTGCGCATCTTGATCTGCTTTCTCTAATAACTCTTGAATCTTTTGTTTAGCAGCTAATCTTTCTTCGTCTGTAGTTGTAAGTTTATCTATTACATTACCTACGTCTTTAATTAAACCACCAGTTAAAAGACTTAAAAGTTTTTTCATTATTTTTTCAGTTGCTTTTTAATTTGCTCTTTTGGTTTTTCGGAGCCTGAGTCAAATTTTATATTAAGACTTTGTAGCTTTTTCATCATTTTAAGATCTTTGTCTTCTTTAGAAGAAACTGAATCTTTTTTCTTTTCTGGTTTTTTTTCTTGATGTAAAGCTGAACCTCCACTCATACCAGTAAATGTAGCTGGTGAGCCTTCATGATCCATTTTATATGGTGACATTTCTATAGCTGACGCTTTATCTTGTACCGGCGTGTCATCTAAATCGTTTTTTGCTTCTTGTTTATCTGTCTCCTTGTGGAGCATTGACATGTGCATTGCAGAACCTTCCATCATAAGCCCGGTAGTTTTACCTTTATGATCTTTCATTTGGATGCAATGTTTGTGCATTGGTGAATACGGCATTGTTTTATGTTTTTAGTTTATTATTTAAATCAAACTTATACCTAGTAAGATGTACTGTTCTTTTTAAATCACCAGTAAACTTACATATTAAGTTATTTTTATCTTTTAGTTTGTACTTTACTTTTACTGAATAACCATTACGCTTATTAAATAAGTGCGTTATAAAAGTATCTTTGTTTCTTTTGATTATTCTTTCTTCTATTACATTTTCGTTCCAAGGATTATAGTTAACAACCTGTGATACACCGTAGTCTCCTACGTAAATCATTGTA